AGCGGATCCCTCAATTCCGCAATTTCCACAAGGAAGTACGTATGGAACAACAAGCACTACAACAGGCTCTGTTGGAAGTTCAACGTTTGGAACAGGAACGCCTGAATCCAATCAAACCAGTTTTAACTCCCCTAGCTTCAACCAACAAACAAATTCAGGATTTGGAAACACACAAAATCTCAATCAATCAAACGGACCTCAACCAGTATTGACCGGTGCTAGTACTACTAATGCAGCGAGTGGTGCTGATGTATTAGTTGCAAACGATAAAGAAAGCGAACATTGGATAAATTCAAAATGGCGTCCTGCAATGGGATGGTTATACATGGCTACATGTTTTGCAGATTTTATTTTGTTTCCGGTTCTTTGGAGCCTATTACAGACGCTTAATCATGGTTCGGTAACTACTCAGTGGCAACCATTGACATTGCAAGGTGCAGGACTATACCATATCGCTATGGGTGCAGTTTTGGGTATTGCAGCATACGGTCGTACTAAAGAAAAGGTTGCCGGCGCTAACTAAAGTGTTGACAATAGCATAATAGTATGCTATAATTTTTCAATGGACCATTACAATACCTTAGGTGTTGCAAAAAACGCATCACCCGACGAGATCAAAAAATCATATAGGAAACTAGCCAGTCAGCATCATCCTGACAAAGGTGGAGACAAGGCTAAGTTCCAAGATATCCAGGCAGCTTACGATACACTGAGCGACACGACCAAACGACAGCAATACGATAACCCTGCTCCACAAGGATTCGGTGCTCCTAATGGATTCAATATGGGAGGTGTGCCACCGGGGTTCGAACACATATTCAGTCAGATGTTCGGTGGCAATCCATTCGCACAGCAACAAGCACAACCTCAGCAACAAGTATTTAGGACATCATTGAATATAACACTTGAACAAACATATAACGGTGATGAGCAGTCTGTTAGATTGCAGACTCCTACTAATGTGCAACTTGTCAAAATCAAAATACCAAAAGGTATACAGACTGGCAATCAAGTACGGATAGATAACGTGATCGATGGTGCTAGTCTACTAGTAGAGTTTAGGGTGCAGAATCATCTTAAATACGATAGAAACGCAGACGATCTACAAAGCAATCATCCCATATCAGTATTGGATCTCATAACTGGTACTTCATTTGAATTCACTACGATATCAGGGAAAACGTTAGAAGTGACAGTGAAACCAAAAACACAACCATTCATGCAATTGAAATTAGCAGGACAGGGTATGCCCATATTGAATTCGAATAGATATGGGGACCAAATCATCTTGCTTAAACCATTCATCCCTGATACAATAGACCAGCGTATAGTTGATAGTATCTTAGAATCAAAGAAATAAAGGAAAATAAATGATAAACTCGCCCGAAATAGAAAATATTATTGAACACGCGATTGGATATGCCAGACAGCGTAAACACCAATATGTCACACTAGAGCATCTATTGCTAGCACTAGTCAATTATCCCCCATTCAAAAAATGTCTAGTAAACTTTGGCATAGATTTTGATACTATGGATAATGATATCAATGCATATTTGGATAGCTTACATGCTATCGTCAGCAAAGAAAGTGAAGTAGAACCGCGCAAGACTAACAGTTTAGAACGTGTGATGAATCGTTCAGTCACGCAAGTATTGTTCAGCGGACGTAGACAAGTCACTACCATCGACTTGTATCTGAGTATCGCTAGCGAGGGTAATAGTCACGCACATTATTTCTTGTTGAAATTCGGCATCCATAAAAACGAGTTTGCTAGTCACTGGCAGAAAACTTATAAGAATGGCGAGACGGGAAATCTCACAGAGAATCAAGCAGATGATATTCTGGAAGAATACACTATCAATCTGTCAAAATTAGCAGAGAACGGAAAGCTTGAACCACTGATCGGTCGTAGCAAAGAACTTGATGATATCATCAATGTATTGGCTAAAAGATTCAAGAGTAATGTATTGATGGTCGGTGATCCTGGCGTCGGTAAGACCGCTATCGCTGAAGGACTAGCGCAGATGATATATGATAAGCAGACACCAGAATTCTTGCAGGATCATCAACTGTATAGTTTAGAGATCGGGTCATTGCTTGCTGGTAGCAAATATCGCGGTGACTTTGAAGAAAAAGTGAAACAAGTGTTAGACGCATTGAATACGAAGAAGAAGACGATCCTATTCATCGATGAAGCACATACTATGCAAGGTGCAGGTGGTGCTAGCAACGGGTCGGTAGACTTTGCTAACATGATCAAGCCGGCAATCACCAAGGGCACATTGAAAGTTATCGCTAGCACCACATGGGAAGAATACTACGATAGCTTTGAGAAAGACCGTGCATTGATGCGTAGGTTCTATCGTGTATCAATCGATGAACCAAGCAATGACAGCACTATTCGTATCTTGTCTGGATTGAGTTCTAGGCTGAATGATTTCCATGACGTAGAGATATTGGATGAGGCTATCACGGCAGCAGTAGATAGTTCTGCACGATATATTCATGACCGCAAGAATCCAGATAAGTCCATCGATTTGCTTGATGCTGCTTGTGCTAAACAGCGGGTGGCAGGAAACAAAGGCGCGAAAATCACTAAAAACTTAGTGTTCGACCAAGTAGAGAAATTCACAGGAGTTCCTGCTGACAAGATGAAAGGCGATAACTTTGAATTGATCCACAACTTAGAAATCAATATCAAAGATAAACTATATGGTCAAGACGAGACAGTACAGAAAGTATTGGAACGCATCTATGTAAACTTTGCTGGTATCGGTAGCGACAGCAAACCGACAGGTAGTTTCTTGTTCTTGGGACCGACTGGTACTGGTAAGACTGAACTCGCCAAACTACTCAGCAAGAATCTAGACATGCCATTGCTCAAGTATGATATGAGCGAATACAGCGAGAAACATAGCGTGAGTAGTCTGATCGGGCCTCCCCCAGGTTATGTAGGATTTAGCGATAGCCAAGTGAGTGGTGGTCGATTGATCACTGACTTGAGCAAGAACCCACACAGTATCATGTTGTTTGATGAGGTAGAGAAAGCACATCCGGATATCTTCAACATCTTCTTACAGATGCTAGATGAAGGTCGCATCACTGGAAGTAATGGTAAGCAAGTGAACTGCAAGAACACTATCATCATCATGACCAGCAATCTAGGAAGCGCAGATAGCGAGAAGAATAACATCGGCTTCGGAACACAAGAGAAGACTGGCGAAGATGACAGAGCGTTGAAAGAATTCTTCAAGCCTGAGTTCCGCAATCGTGTAGACTTGATCTGCAAGTTTAGCAAATTGGATACACTAGCTATCAAGAAGATCGTCATCAAATTCACTGAGGATCTGAAAAAGAGTTTGATCGACAAGCATGATATCACATTGAACCTGAGCGAGCCAGTAGTAGATTATCTAGCAGAGCAAGGGTACGATAGTAAAATGGGCGCACGACCATTAAGTCGCAAGATTGATGAATTGATTAGGGTACCTCTAAGTAAAAAAGTCTTGTTTGAACGCATTAAATCTGCTACAATCAATGTCGTGATGAACGAAGGTGCAATTGATTTTGCAGTAACACATAAACTAACAGCTAAGGTGAACGAAGATGGGATTATTGAGGTCAGCTGAAAACGTTCCTAATATTGATTACTATGAATATAAGGAAAATAACTATTATAGCAAATATAGATATCGTGCTAAATTTACTATCGATGGATTATCATTCACTAACTATGCTAAAACTCCGGGTGAGTTGATCAAGAGACTGAATGAATCTGGATATCGCAAGGTTCGGCCAGATATAAAAGCACTAGTGATGGGTAAGATCAATGAACTTAATAACTTTATTGATTGGCGTAACGCTAACAAAAACCCCGGTCTAATAACTTTTAGGCTTGAGCAAGACACTATGTCAGTGTACAGCAATGATTTAGATTTGTTGGTAACATTGAAGGATCTTGGGCTAGTGTCTGTAAAAATCACGGAAGTGCAATTGGAGCAATTTGCTGGTACAAAGTACTATGTCAATGAGCCAAAACACAAATATAGGATCTATTTGCGTAGTGCTTACATCAAAGATACTAACTTTGTGCAAGAGTTACATGATACTATCAAGAGAACTAAAGAATTAGTCCCAAGCAATGCACTAAAAGATTGGTTAAAAGAGTATATCAAACGTCCGATCGCGTCACAAAATAGTTGGAGATATCGCTGGGTTAGTAGCGCATTTTCAATTGACTATGATAGCGAAAGCACACTAAGCTATCTGATGCTGATGTATGGTCATATGCTTGGAAAACGTTATAAATTAGAAAAGCGACCCGTACCTATCTAAAATGATAAATACTCTATTAATAATGGAGTATTTACCATGGCAAAGATTGTAGAAGATGTATTAGTCATCAAATTCAGCAAAATCGTTAAAGATTCAGACACTGACAATGGTGGACTTGTAGGGGCAGACGTTCAGACTGCGCTAGAACAAGTTGCACAAGAATTAGTCGGTGAAGCTGTTGTAGTAGAAGTGGTACGAGCATAATGAGCCAATCAACTACACTTATTCTATTCCCGCAGACAGCCTATGTAAATCCGGGTAATTCAGCACCCTACACAGTCGTGGGTAATGCTCAACCTGCTGCTGCTTATTATTTAGGAAATAGAGATTTACAGACAGTTAACCTTAGTGTGTCAAACATTATAGGTAATATTGTCATCCAAGCTACATTGGCAAATCCTGCAACAGTAGACAATCAATGGTTTGATGTATATAATTTTAATGGAAGTGCTAATCCAAACGCAAGTCAATATACAAATGTTACCGGTAACTTTGTGTATATGAGAGCAAAGATTGTAGATTTCCAACAAGGTGTAGTTAATTTTGTAAAGTTGAGTTATTAAAATGAAAATATTTGAAGGCGGAAATGTCGTACCTAATGCAGTACCAATGCAGAAAAGTAATTTTGCTGCCGCTATGGCAAACTTACAAAAAGTATTACCTAAAGGTATCAATACTTATCCAATCGGTAGTGCAGGTAAAAAAGAAGTTAGCAGCGATATTGATGCACTGATCGATGCAAATGAGTTGATGGCAGTGTTCCCGGCAAAAGAATTAAAACTAAGCCGTAAAGCACTAGAAGATTACTTCAAGGAAAAAGGATTATTTGCTGCCCGTACCGGAGTTAGCATCCATGTTGGTATTCCAACAGGTGTAGGTGATGAACTTGTTCAAGTAGATTTGATGGCTGTAGAGAATGCGAAAGCTGCACAACCATTACACACACATGACTATACTGATGCCAATATGAAAGGTGGAACATTACACGCTATATGGGCTGATCTAGCAAATATGACACAGATTCCAGATCATGCTAGCATGATGTTGAGTCCTTACAAAGGACTAGTAGACAGAGAAACAAAAGAATTAGTTACTAGCGATAAGGATGCTATAGCAAAAATCATAATCGGTCCTACCGCTACAGCAGATGATATGGGCAATCCTCCAAAAGTGTTGAAAGCATTACAACCATATCCTGAAAAATACAAAATGATTAAAGATAAGTATTTTAGTGAACCGGTGCAAGAAGGTAGCTTAGAATGGTTCCGTAAAACATTGGACATGATTAAATGAAATTGCGTGAATTCATAACTGAAGCAGCAGGCCCAAAGGTTGGTCGTAAGTATCAACATATCGAAGACCTTATAGTTAGTGACGGCAGTCATGGCGGACTACACGCTATTGAACGTCTTAGACACATGGGTGAAGAAGGTGGTAGTATTGAATTGAAATGGGACGGCATGCCAGTAGTATACTGGGGCCGCGATGAACAAGGAAACTTTGGTATGTTCCCAAAGAATGCTTGGCAATACTTAAAGAGTGGTAAGACTGAAACAAGTAGCGGTGCATCCACAGTGATGCGTAGTCCAAATGATGTTAAAGCGTTTGTGATGGGCACTGGTAGTGGCGATCCTAAAGTTAGACAACAGTTTGCTAATCAGTTTGCCGGCTTATGGCCATACTTTGAAAAGATTAGTCCTAAGCAAGGTTACTTAGAAGGTGGATTACTATTCTATCCTGGCAACAAACCAGATGGTACTAGTGCTATGCCTGTACTAAACACTGAAACAAACACATATGATTTCACTCCTAACATCACTACATTCCATATACCAGTTGATAGTGATTTAGGTAAAAAGATTAAACAATCAAAAGTAATGGTCGCAGCTACTGGCTATTTCCCAACGATGGGTAGTAGCGATGAACAACGATTGCCAAACGCAGAGAGTCTAAGTGTTCCGGGCGTTATCGTACAAGGCACTACATATGTGCAGGAACCAGTGCCATTAGATACAAAAGGACTTGATGCTATGGAAAAATTCCTTACATCAAATGCTAAACTAATTGATAGCTATCTAGCACCTAAGCCAGGACTAAGTAATCCGGGCGGAGAACTATATACTTATTTGAATAAACACTTGCGTACTGAAGGTTTACTTGCTGACTTCCCTGATTGGGCTAGAGCAAACTTAAGTCCCAAGAAAGCAGAAACATTATTAAGTGATCCAGAAGGATTGAAAGCAACATTGGGTGCAGTTGAAGGATTGAGCAATCAAAAGAATATTTTGATTAATCAACTAAGCCAAGGGTTACATGGTGGTATCAAACAGACTAAACCAGAAGGTTATGTACAAGCACATCCAGGTAAACAATTTAATTACGACATGCCTGGACAGTTTATCAAAACAATTGACCAGACTAATTGGGCACCAAAAGAATCAGTTGTCAATGAAGCACAAGGTGGTAAGAGTGCTGTAGTAGGGTGGGGTCGTGGCATGGGACATACTGGACATGATGCACTAGTACAAGCAGTCATACATCAAGCAGAAAATACAGGTGCTACCCCTTACTTTTTTGTATCACGAAGTTTTGGTAAAGACGATCCTATTCCACCTGAAACAAAATTAGCAATGTACCAAAAGAAGTTTCCAAAGTACGCTAAGATGTTTAGTTTGCCACCAGAAGGTGCGACTACATTGAATGCAGTACTAGACAATTTGAAAACTAAAGGATATACTGACGCTACAATAGTTGTAGGTGAGACCGAGAAAGACGCATTCAATTATTTAATAAAACCAGATAGTACAGGTAATCCAGCATACAAGAATTTTGGTTGGAACAATATAACTGTGATGAGTAGACAAGATACTAAAGCCCCTGGCAGCGATAAAAGTAAACCTGACTATCACGAAGGACCACGTGCTACACCAATGCGTCAAGTATTACTTGACCCTAACAAGACAGAACAAGAACAATTTGCAGTATGGCGTCAAGCAATGAGTCCTTCATTAGATGACAGTGAAGTATTAGACATGATGAATACTGCAAAACAAAATCTTATTCAGTTTCATACACGCAAACCCAGAAGAAAAGCAAGTGATATAAAAGAACACATTGCCAAGATGCGTCCATTATTAAAAGAAGCAAGTGTTGAACAACAATACAAGATGCTTAAGTTGATGAAAGAGGCATATCAACAAATTGATAAAGGTGTGGCGGAAGGCGACATGTATGGCGATCAAGAAGTAAGTTGGGAAAAAGGTGGTCGTAGAGCCCCAACTGGTGCATTTAGAAATCCTCATACCAGCGCATTAGGTCGAGCATTATATCGTGACCTCAGCAAGCAACCTAAATTAAGCCCGCAACAAGTCCAACGCAACAAAGAGCGTTGGGCACAGCGTCAAGCGGAGCGTGAGCAAGGTGTGGCGGAAAACAACACCGCCGCAGGTATCAACAAAATGTTTAATAATCTTGGAGATCCTGTTTTTTCTAATCTACAGCGAGTAGCATTACTTGCTATGCAAGGTAGACAACAAGAAGCATACGGAAGATTACAGTCAGTAATCAAAGATGCTAGCCCACAAGTACAAAAGAAAATCATTGATGCTGTAAACAATATCAAACCTGTTACAATCAATGGTAAGATAGCTGATTCTAGTACGATAGACAAAAGCAAACAACATCAAGATTGGATTATCAACACATTTATTCCTTGGGTACAATCTCTATTGGGTAAGCAAGGTGTGGCGGAAACCTTTGATAACCCCTACAAAGGCAAGTGGGAAAAAAGTGATTACGGTGATGTTGATCTAAACGCAAAATTACCAGATGGCACATACCTCAACATCATGTTCAATAAGCAACAAGATAACGAGGGTGAAGAAGCGGTGCAGGTTGAATTTTATAGAAACAACAGCCAAGCAGTCACAGGCGAGGGTGATGCACAGCGTATCTTTGCTACGGTGTTGAATGCTATACAAAAATACATCAAGAAATACAAACCACAAAGATTAAGTTTCTCGGCTGCTAAAGAAGTCGAGTCAGAGCAGAACAGTGAAAGCCGTGCTAAGTTGTACGACAGACTGGTACAGCGTTATGCTCGTACCTGGGGATACAAAGCCTTTCGTGCTGACAATGGTGACCTAGTTATATACGAATTATCTAGATTAAAGCAAGGGGTAGCAGAAAAAATGAAGATGGGTGCTACAATAGAACCTATTGAAGAAGATGATGTTATGCCTCACATGGTCAAAGACTTGACTGGTAAAGGTGCTCCTATCGCTAAACTAAGAGCCGCACGAGACACCGAACAAATGAAAAAGCGTGAGCGTAGCGACGGATTACCTGTTGAACCTAAATTTGATTACCTAGACGAAAAATAAAAAATTTCGTACCCCTCTTCCTGATGTAAATAATTATATCTTAACAAGAGGACCATATGGCAACAAAGAAAACCAAAGCAACCAAAGAAGAAAAAACAGTACCAGTAGAAATGGTACAAGAAATCGCTCAACAAGCGGAGGCAGAGCAAGCTGCAAAAGCAGATGCTCCAGCAGACCAAGCTCCAGCAGACCAAGCACCCGCAGCTGGTCAAGTACAAGTAAATGTAGATTTCTTGCGTACAACCAAAGTGCATATCGCTATGCCCTGCTATGGTGGTATGTTGACTGAATCAACATTTATGAGTTTCATCAAGTGGGCTAACACAGCCCGTCAATTGAACATTGACTGGACATTGGAAACAATGGTAAACGAAAGTCTTATCAGTCGTGCCCGTAACACACTAACTGCCAAGTTCTTAGCTATGCCAGACGCAACACACTTGTTCTTTGTTGACGCTGACATTGGTTGGGAGCCATGGCACTTGCTAGTATTATTAAACCGTGACGTAGATGTTATCGGTGGATTGTACCCAATGAAAACCATGCCTATCAAGTGGGTAGTTAACGGATTTGAAGGTGCTGAAGAAGGTGCTGATGGATTGCAAGAAGTATCTAAAGCAGGTACAGGTTTCTTGTTAATGAAGAAAGGTGTATTTGAGAAATTAAATACTCACCCTGCTGTTAAGCAATACAAGAACGACATTGGGCTTGATCCAATGTATGACCAATACTTAAAAACATATTTTGATACAGCAGTGCGTCAAAATCGTTACTACAGTGAAGATTGGACATTCTGTGAAAACTGGCGTGACTTAGGTGGACGCATCTGGATGGACAAGCGTGTTCTATTGCGTCATAGTGGTAGTTATGTTTTCTGTATGGAAAATCAAGAACATCTACTTAAGACAGTTGGACCAATGTTCTTAGAACAACAACAAAGTCTTGGAATGAAATTAACTGACAAAGATGGCAACGAAATCAAGTCAGTAAAAGCAGCATAAAAAAAGCCCCGAAAGGGGCTTTTTTAATGATAAATAACTTATGAACCTAAAAGAACTACACAGTTTCAAACTAAGTGATGCAGTAACATTCCACGATAAACTTAACCCTAAGTTATGGAATGGGTCTAAATTGCGCCCAGATGTTAGAGACCAACTCATGCTAATAGCGGCAGATTTTTTAGAAGAATTAGGTGTGCATGATTTAGATGTAAAAGACATAACAATCTCAGGCAGCAACGCAGCATATAGTTATACAAAGCATAGCGATTTAGATTTACATATCTTGGTAGACATGGGTAATCTACCTGTAGATGAAGTATATAAAGAATTATTTACAGCTAAGAAAACAATATACAATGACACACATGATATAAAGATTAACAATATCCCAGTAGAATTATATGTACAGGATAGTAGACAACCTGTTGTAAGTTTAGGTGAATATAGTGTAATGAATGATCAGTGGATAAGAATACCCACTAAGCGTAGAAGTGATTTTGACCAGACCGCCACCAAAAGCAAGTATGAAAAGTTATTAGGTTTAATAGAGATAGCACTCAAGTCAAAGAAGTATAGTAAAGTAAAACATATAATAGACACAATCAAAAGATATAGACAAGCAGGATTAGATAAAGGTGGCGAGTTTGGTCCTGAGAATCTAGCATATAAGATGTTGCGTAGCCAAGGATATATCACGAAACTATACGAGTTGAGAGATAAATTGCATAGCGAGAAGTTATCGTTTGAGACTATGTACCAAGACATTGATGAAGATGAACAATTCAACAATGAGTTGTGGAAACCAGGATTAGACTTCAAGCAAGACATAAATGGAATACTTTATCATGTTACAAATGCAGGGAAGAAAAATGATTTCTTATCTATAAAAGCATATGATAAAAGAAATCCCAATCCAATAGGAGATGCACAATTTGCTAAAGCACGAAATCTAAATACAGGTGAAGTGCGAGGAGTAACAAGCATGAAGACCAAAGTTGATCCTAACTATCAAGGACAAGGCATAGCCGCGAATATGTATGCTTTGATTCGCATGTTAGGTGTCAATATACTACCTTCGGAAACACAAACTAATGCTGGACAAAAAATGTGGTCTAAGTGGCGCAAGCAAGGTGATGTAAATAGTTTGAAAGATTTAGATCCTAAAGTAAAAGGTGTGGCGGAAG